CCCTATTCAGTTTATTGAAGTTAGTAGCTCCTAGCGCATTCATTCCGCGCCGCGATAATATCCCCTCACCGGATTGCGCTATAATAGGAACTTCATCTTTAGCAGTATAGCCGGAGTGCGCCCTGATAAAACCACCAGAATGCAAATAAGGACTCGCTACGGTATTGGATTGTATATCGACAAAATTCTCGCTACCATAAGTGCCTTGAGAAGCCCCCTGTCCACTAGCCGCCCCTCCTGTTGCACCCAATGCATTAATAACGCTGAAAAAAACCTTTTTCCCTGCTAACATTAATTGAAAAGCAATCCACTCTGCTACCATTTTGCTAATCATTTGAGAAAATATGCTTAGAATTGAATTGCCAAAAGCCGCAAAGTAATCCTGCGCCCTTTTTAATTGCCCTGAAAAGGCATCCTCAATAAAGCTAGAGAATGCGGTTGATAAAGAAGTAGTCAATTTATTGGCTACATCTATACCTGTTTGCTGTAAATTAAGCAGATTATCGCGCGCATCCGAAACCGCTTTTTCGAATCCCATCCAAAACCCACCGGCAGGATTTTCAGAAGCACCTGCGCCATTTGCCATAGCAGAAGATAAATCTGTCCAAGATTTACCTATCTCATCAAACATTGTCTTTAATTCGTTAAACTTGTTTTTCCAATCGCCTTGCTTACCGAAGAACTCATCAGGAGTTTTGCCTTGAAATATCCTTGCTATATTCGCCAAGGGAGATAATCTTGCTATTGCTTGTAATGTATCTATTAACATATCGCCAAAGGTTTTACACTTCCACATAGCGATAGCAAGTCCAGCAATAGAAGCAGTAACAACTAATACGACAGGATTCATCGCTAATAATGTTGATGATAATACAGCTAAATTAGCAAGAAGTTTTAGCGCATTACCTACTACAATCAAAGCAGTACCAAGTGCTACGAATGCTATTCCTAATTTCATTATGTTCTGGATCAACTTATCTCTTGTTGCTTGCTCAAGCCCATTCCACCAATTAACCGCATTTGCTACTGCATCAGTTAATTGACGCATAACTGGCAACAGAGATTTGCCTATTGACAAAGATAAATTATCAAATACATTTTTAGTTTGATTTAACTGGTGAGATATTTCAGCACTAAATTGTCCAGCTACCGTATATGCTTTTATGAGTGGAGCAGTAATGCCTGCCCCAAGAATAGCCATATACGAACCGACTTGGGATAAGTTTCTCCCTGTTTCCTTCATCTGCCTAGAGAAATCACGCATACCTTCGCTAGTTTTCTTTAGGTTTTTAGTTACTTGGTCGGTAAGGGTAATCCTTATGTTTATTGCTTGGTCGGGCATTTTTCTCCCTCATATTTAGTAATCAATCTATCAATATATAGCATCACTTGAAAAAACTTCATAGGTTGCTCTAACCACCCACCCTCATTCGGTAATATACCTTTTTGATAATTCTGATATCCTAAAAGATAGAATAATACTTCAGGAGTGCAATACTTCACAGGGCATTTATCAATCTCACACCCCTCTATCGTGATGGGATGCTCTAACCCCTCGCAACCCCGTAATACTTTAATTTGGTTTGAGCATCTTCGGCAATCCAAGTCGTTAAACTGCGACCAGATTGCCAGTATCAGTTTTTTGCTTCTGCCTCACCTAAAAAATTACACTCCATTACCTTGCCAGTCAATTCAACCAAAACAGGGAATTGCAGGGAATTAAGAATATCATCAGTAATCACGGAGTAGTCTTTACCACCGAGATTAACTATCTTCTTAATCCCTGCCTTTAATATATCAAAGGTTCTATCTTGAAGTTTCTCTTGGCTCATTGAGCCATCGGCGTTCATAGCACCAGTAAATATCTTTAATTTATCCCTGTTGGATATATTGCCGATATAGAACTTGGTTTTGCTATCGCCCGTATCTGATGTTGAAACGTATTCTACCGCCTCTGATATGTCTATGCCCTTTAACATAAATCCCCCTTTTTAAGTGAACTTAATGCTTATCTCGTCATTGCCAACACTCTGCCCTAATGTAAACGGAATTTCCCTTGTCAATACTCTTTCTCTATCTCCGTCGGAAATATTGTCAAGTGTAACTTTAGGCGCGGTGATAGTAATGATATTGCCTGATACCGTTCCGATAACCAAACTCAATGCCCTCTGCGCAGAAGCAACCCAATCCGCCCAAAAAGGATAACCCGCTATCAATAATGCTTCAGGATTGAAATTACCTTTGGGGTTACGATTGGTGATTTGGAATGCTTTGATACCGTTAGCCGAGGAAATATCATCTCGCACCGCTATATCATTCGCCAAATCCAAACTTAACTCCTGTATAATTAAATCAGCATCAGAATTAAGAGTGAATGATGCACTTTCTACTATTGGCGGGATAGTGCTTTCATAGGTAGGAGCTGATGGAATAGCCACGTCAGTAGGCGTATTGTAGATACCTTTGAAGGTAAAAGACAACACTCCGTATTGACCTGCCGATACTTTCAACGTGAAACTACCTACTGCCCCTGTGATTTTGTGTAGGACAGCGCTTGCGCTATCATTGTCGTACACATAAATCGTGATTGATTTTTGGCTTGAAGATGTAGGAGTATATGTTACACTTGAACCTGCGCTTGCCGTTTCCGCCATACTACACGCTTCGAGCAAATCACCTATCCTTGCCGCCGTTCCCCTTGTTCCGCCACCCTTTAATTCCAAATCAAAAGAAACTTCTGTCCACCTCTTACCAACCACAGGGCTTACCGGAGAGATATTGCTCCTTACATTATCTCTCGTAAGCAAATCACCTTGGTAATTGACCTTAACATTGCTTACCTCAACCGCATTAGTAGAAACCGTAGGAGTAGGGTCAAGTCCATACGTCGCTTCTTCTTCCGCTAACAAAATCCTGTTTCTGACCGTTTGCATATCTTCTCCTTTTTATGCCCTTGTGAGCCTGTTCTGGCGATAATGACACTCAACATTTATAGCAAACCCTCGCGTCGGATACTGCTCAAAATCGTGTATGCTTGATATAATCCTTGTATCATACACATCCGCCAAACCGAGAGTAATATCGGAACTTAATGCTTTCCTAATATCGTTTTCAACATCCAGCACCCCCTTCGTATTAGTATCGCCCACCAACTGTTTATCCTTATCATATACCTGCACATAAGCGGTGATATTCACGCTTATCGTTCGTTGTTCATATGGGTAACTCTCTGCCGTCAATATATCTGATATAGGCTCTATCAGGATACACGGAAAGATAGTAACGCCTTCCCTTATTCCTAATAATATATCTTCATTATTAATATAACTAAGATAAGAACTCGCCTGTAAAACATCTTGTATAGCCGCTACAATACTGGCAGGTGTTGACATTATTTCCTCCCTTTATGTATTAAAGAATGACATTTATAACATAGGGTTGTTAAATTATTAAGATTATTATTATGTTTATTCTCATCAATATGATGAACATTAAGCCGTCGTATAAATTCTTCCTGTGGTATTCCACAAGATGCACATTTATATCCATCCCTATTTCTTGCTATTTCTCTATTCCTATTGAATTCTAATGAATAGTTTTGATGACCTAAACCATCTTTATATAAAGGATGTTCTCTCCCCCTACCATACCAACCATTTTTATTACCACAATTAAACCCCCTTAATCCTTTATTCCAAGCAGATTTCCCTTTCATTGATTTGCTGATATTATTTTTCCATTCTTCCGAACGATGCATAGAATGTTTCCCGATATTACCCAATGATATTGCCTTCCTGTGCTCAGATGTCATTGTTTCTCCTTTGCTTCTTTAATCTTGTCAACAATATCTTGGACAACTTGGTCTTTAGTTTGGTCAACAGTAATGGACATATAGCGCCGCGCAGGGACCGTTACTTGGTCTTTAAGGATAAACAAAGGTACAACCTTGTCGCCTCTTGTGCCGAATATGATAAGATTCCCGGCCTTTGACCGGCGTATAAAAGAACCGCTATATTGCGTAAGCCCATCCCTCACCTCGCGTGCAGTGAACCTACTGACCCCGGCCGGGGTCTTAGCCACACTCAGCGGAATGGTGAGCATCTTAGCCCTTGTAGGCCTTATTATGCCCCCTGTTTCATGGATGTTGGCATAAATCATCCTATCTGTCCTTAAAGACGCCCCACTGCCTATTTGAGCCTCAAAATCACCCTTTTCATCCCTATTTACCCTCCAACCCATACTCTTGGCTAGATTGCCAGTCCGGCGCTTAAGAATGATCCCGCTGACGTTCTGTACAAGGCGATCAAGCACCGTGCTGCTGGCTTTCATCATACCCTTATGTATTGCCCCATCCTGTTTCTTTGGGTCTAATTCAGCAAGCAGTTTATGCAGTCTATTCATATCTTCTTTTTTGATAGTCAGCTCTATCATAAAGTCAATCGCCTATAAGTATCCAGTATCTTATATGCTTCTTTCTTTAGGTAACTAGGTCTATATACCATCTCCTGCGCTTCCATTACCTGCACTCCGGCTTTTCCTTCTAGGTACATTGCGCAGGCAAGATATACAAGCGCCTGCCGTAAATCATATGGTAGGTTGGTATATGCCGTTTGCCCTATGCCATTATATCCAGCAAGATACGTAGCTTTCACATTATTCACCGCGCTGGCAAAACATATGCTTAATGAACGCACCACCCCTGTCTTGCCATTGAACGTATAATCATCAGCATCTAACAAAGTATCTGAGCCATAATCTAGGTCTATATCATCATAGATGCTGGTGATTGACTTAACAGGTATATTACGTAATTGGATTATATCTATGCCATCACCGTCAAGGAACTCAATGAATGTTGAACCTTCCAAGGTATAATCAACATACTTATCGGCTTGGTCTTGCACCGCTTGGCACAAAGGCATAATCTTATCATCATCGGTAGTAACCTTTATGCCTAGGAAATCTTTTATCGCTTGCACATCAATTAGCATATTTACTCCTTATTATGTCATACAATCTTCTTGCTGACTTTTCCCACGTGAATTTAGTGTGTATCCTATCGCTTGCACACTTAGCTTTTTTCTTAGCTTCATCATAATGCGACATTGCCCAAATAACCTTGGTGACAAAATCCTTTGTATCCGGCACTCTTACGTCTATGGTGAGATTGTTATAATTCTTTAGCGTGTCTTGAATGATGTTATATTTTAATGTATACCCAACATCCTCATCAAAGAAATCAGAACATCCTGTGTAATCTATGGCAACACAAGGGCAACCCGTAGCCATTGCCTCACATAGAGGTAACCCCCAACCCTCGCCCAAAGATGGGAACACGAATATATGCGCAGAATGATAAAGCTTAACCAATTCATCAATAGGCAACTTCCTTGTGTCAAAGATTACGTTCTTATACTCGCCATACGTCTTAACGCTTTCGTGCAGATTAGGAGTAGGTATTTTCAATATCATACGCTTGAATCCAACGAACTTCTTATCCTCTATGCAAATCTTCTTCCAGTTTTTACAGAAGTATTTGAAAGCATAGAACCACGTTGACTTCTTCATAGTTGTTTTGACATACACTTCTATATTCTTGAACGGCTCTACCGCAGAAATCAACTGTTGAATGAGCTGATAACCCTTCCTAGCGTTAGGCGCGCCAATCCACAATATGCGGAACTTCTCACCACCCTGCGGATATTTACGTTCCTTGTATGAGAATACTTCCGGCTCAATCCCTTCCCAGCACACTTCTACTTTCTTACTATAATGCTTCTGGAATACATCTCGGCAATATGAACTAGGCGTAATCAATGTATCTACGTATTGCAATCGCTTGATAGCTTCATCCGGCAACGTATCAAACTCCCACATAGTCATCAGGATATTCTTCTTATCCTTGAACGGAAGGAAGTAATCAGCCGGAGCCAACTGAAACACCAAATCCGCGTTATTATCAAACTCAAAGTAAGGTTCGCAATACTTCTTCAGCAACGCATTGTGGGTGGCATACCCGAGTATGTTTCCCACTGCGTTGGTATGCTCTGTAACCCAATGAATAGGAATCTTTTTAATGTTTTCCATTATTTGCTAGTCCAGATTACTATCGTATTGTTAAATATATTCTGACGCGCGTCCATATGCTTATCATTGTTCTTCATATTAGGATATGTGTGCGAGAAATTATGTGTAGGTCTTGTTAACTCTATGAAGAAGCACATATCGCTACACCCCACAAGCTTAATTCTTTTCTCAGCGAACAGCTTTATGCTCAGACCTCTATCAATTTCACCCCACGTAATCTCATCCAAATAATCAATATCGTTCTTATTGAATTTGAATATGATGCCTGATGGCAAAGTATGCACCACTCCGTATACGCCTTTGCCCATACGCCGGATAGATATGCCCTGATTAGTGAAGCTATCGTCTAGATCATCAAACGCATACTTGAGCGCCGGATGCATCATATCGGGTTTCATAGCCATCTTGACTAATTCACGGTTAGTATACGTTTGCCCTGCAGGATATTTAGCCATAAAGTTGTCCACTAACACCCTAGGGTGAGCAATCGCAATTGATGTATCCTTGTATTGCGCTAATTTGAAAGCATTGTATAGGCTATCCTTGCCGAACATATTGTCCGGAGCTATCAAAGCTATATACGCGCCTTCCTTCTGCGATTTACGCGCCATACCTATTGAATCTTCAAAACTACCAGAATGTGATATGCCACAGAACCTTATATCCACACCTTCGTATTTACGTTGCTCACCTACTACATCCATATGAACTACCCACTCTACCGCCACTTTTTCTTTAATAAGAAGCTTGACATCTTCTATCAACGAGGGAATGCAGTAATCCAAAAGCATTTTCCTATATAAAGGAGACCACGCTATATGATGTATGATAAGTTTGCTATTCCTAGGTGTAGTATCCGCTTCAATCACCTTATCCTCTGCCGGAATTGCATTCCATTGTGGTCGTCCGTATCGAGCACGGTAACTCATTAATTGCTCCATCCCTAATTAGTTGTATCGCATTATCTAATGTTCTCTTACGTATAGTATTCATCTCATCTAACGTAACTCCCATAATAAGGCATATATTGGCTAGCTTAACAGGGTCAGAGAAATTAATCCTATCCCACTCAAACGCGCGCAATATCGTTAACGCATCAGCCGAGAACTCTTTTGTCTCAATCTGCCCTGTTGACCACTTAATCCTGCCGCCATCAAAATCCTTCTTGAAATACCCTTCCTGCTCGCATATATCCCACAACCTAGTATTGCGTAGTGGGATAGGTGAGAATATCTTTACGTAGTCAGCATTCAAATCTTCAGCGAACTTCAATGTTGACCTTATCTCCGCCCACGTTTCAGTCGGGAATCCTATAATAAAGTTGGCAGTAACAAATATACCTAGATACCTTGCGTAGCTAACCATCTTCTTGGCATATGCTAAATCTACTGGCTTATCAATAACCTGCTTCATAACACGCTCTGTGCCTGTTTCAAAAGCCACATCTATATATTCGCATCCGCTTACTTTCATTAATTGCAGTAATACGTTGTCTAATTTATATACTGCCGTGGCGATCATAACCCAAGGCATAACTAATCCTCTGTCAATCATACCTTTGAATATATCCATCGCCCTTTTCTTATCGAATAGTAGGTTATCATCATCGAATATGATTGACTTGATGCCATACCTATCTTTTAATAACTGTATCTCATCCAATACGTTATCGGCGCTCCTTGCCCTAAAACTCTTGCCTGAAATATGTGCTACCTGACAAAATACGCAATTAAATGGGCATCCCCTAGAAGTTATAATGCGCGCGTAAGGATATGTCCTCGGAGCATCAACGCTCTTTCTACTTGCGCTATTTGAATACTTATTGAAGTCAATTAAATCATACGCCGGAGAAGGGAGCGCGTCTAAGTTGCGTATGAACTCTGAATGTCCTGTATCGACTACGGCTACCCCTTCTCTATAGCATACCCCATTTTGCGGCATAGAATTACGCCCTAGCAGATATCCAATAAGCTCCCTGAACGTGTATTCCCCTTCCCCCACTACCGCGAAATCTATATTCCTATCTTGCATAACCTGAGTTGAATTTACCGTAGCATACACGCCACCTATCACTGTTTTTATATTACAATCCGCACCTTTAGCTAACTCCGCGCATATATGTCCGGACCTACCGTATTCATCCATCAGAACCGTAATACCTACCACGTCAGGATGAATCTCTTTTAGTTTAGCCCTAAAACCTTCCTCACTCATATTCTCTTGGTAAGCATCTATAATCTCCACATCACATATATCCTTAACCATCGAAGCTAATAGGCAGAGGTTGTAAGGAATATAATGCCATAGAGTGTTAGGGTCGGAGTTTACCCATCTAAAGTTAGGCACGCACAGGGCTATTTTCATTTAGTGATTATTCCTTTTACATCCTCACGCATTTCAACTCTGCAACAATGACAAATGCACCTTTCACCTGCTCCTGATTTGACTGTTTCACTACATACC